TGGTGGCGTATCAAGTACAACTGCTCCAGCTGGAGCCGATGCTCTTGGAGCCGGTGAAAACAAATATTGGGATGGTTTTGGTAAGCGACTGTTGAACAGTGCTCAAAATGACACAGCAGGACAAAAGGTTATTTCAGCCGGCGCTACCGTATTAGATACTGGTGCCAAAATTGAAGCTGCCTTAATCGCTATTTACAAGCAGTACCCAAAACACTTGCGTAGAAGCAAGAAATTGAAGTTCATCATGGATTTTGAAATGTGGGATCTTTACGATACATATTTATCTTCTAAGGACTACAAGAACACTGAGAACAAGGATGTGAATGACCTGAAATTCAAAGGTATTAGCATCTTGCCTATCAACGGCATGCTGGAACAAACAATTGTTCTTGCAGAGTTTGGCACTGATGATATGTCAAACTTTTGGGTTGGGGTTGATTATGCCAACGACACTGACATTGTAAAGGTTGAACCATTGCAGGCTAACTCTGAAATGTACTTCTTCCAGATGAGAATGAAGGTTGATTCAAACATTGTTAAGCCAGGTGAGATCGTTATGCACTCAGCATACACTCACGCGTAACATATAGAAGTTATTACTTATTATTGAGGGATGGGGTTTCCCATCCCTTTTTTTTTAATTAAAGCATTATAGCATATGGCAAAGAAAAAAGTAAGCGACGTTGAAAAAAACGACCAAAAAAAACCAGAAGTATCTGTTGAGGTTAAGCCGCTAAAAGAAAACGAGGCTATCAAGCCTATCGATAAGGTGGAGCCGGTTGAAGAGGTAATTAAACCTGTTGAAGAGGTCATTAAACCGGTTGAAGAAGTCGTTAAACCTGTTGAAGAGGTCATTAAACCGGTTGAAGGTGACGAACCCCCACTTTACCCAGAAAACGGCAATCAAGATATATTGAAGATTTTAAAGGTTTACAGTGATCAGGAGAAGCTTTACGTTGGCAAATATGGCCAAATGTACTCCCCAGAACACTACACGCCGCAGCTAAATAAAGATGCAAAGTTATACAAAAATCCATTTTATAAAAAATAAACATGGCATTAAGCAATATTTCATTTGAAAGAGCTCAAGGAAACCTGTCTACGCCATTAGCCGGAGAAGATCACATCTCAGCGCTGATATTTGATGTAACAGCTTTCCCTGGATCATCTGCCGACGGAGACATTTTTGAAGTGTTCTCTGTAGAAGATGCAGAATCAATTGGGGTTACAGAGTTTGATGGCTCAGTAGGGGCTACAAATTATCAATCTGGTATTCCACATTTGCATATCTCTGAGTTCTTCAGAGTTAATCCCGGAAGCTCTTTATTTATTTCCTTCGCAGATTGTTCATCGGATTGGAATATAATTGGCGAAGTTCAGAGTTTGGCGCAAGGCAAGGTTAGGCAATTTGGAGTCTGGACGCGTCAGAAATTATGGGCACCCGGTGCCACTGTTTTAGATCCGTACACATTGAGGCTGTTGAGCGACATGAATGCTCAAGCATCAGCCTTGGCAGCTATAAATCAACCAGCCTCAATTTTGTTGAGCGCGAATTTAACCAGCATTGACGCTGCCGGTGACACCACCAACATTTCACTAATTACAGACATCAGTGGGGCCAATTATCCCCGCGTAACACCATTGATTGGCCAAGGTCATTCGGCTAAGGTTAGAGACATTCAGGAGGAAGACGCTACACACGCTACAGTTGGATGTGTTGGGGCAGCTTTAGGGCTTGTTTCAAGAGCTCCGGTAGGTGAGTCTATCGCATGGGTAAGTCAGTACGATATTTCTGGTGGAGAGATGGACACAGTATCTCTTGGATTCGGTGACATTGGAGTGACAGGTGATGAGCTAAACAATGTTTATCCACTTGATAGCTTGACAAATGCCCAATTAAATGCTCTTGAATCAAAGGGGTATGTGTTCCCAATGAAATACAAGGGCACCAGCAATCCAGGCACATTTATGTCTTCAGACAGAGCAGCTGCTTCCGGAACTGACTATGACACTATCAGCAAAAACAGGACAATTGATAAATCAAGACGTGTTCTGAGATCTGCACTGCTCCCATTTTTAAATTCATCTGTAAAGATTTCCCCATCAACAGGCCAAATCAGTGCAGCTCAGGTTAAACTATACAAGGTTGCCTGTGAGAATCAATTACAAGCGATGCAGGATGCAGGAGAAATAAGCGGCTTCCAGGTTAGAATTGACCCAACTCAAAAGATACTTATCTCACGAGTTCTGAATATCACATATTCACTGGTCCCCAACGGAACAGCCAAAGATATTAAAGTAAAAGAAGGCTTTACACTTTCAACATCATCTTAATAAAGGAATAGTATGGCATTAATAAATGGCCGCTCCTACGATTGGAGCATGTTAGAATTCAATTTTTCAAACATCGCTGGAGAGCCTATTATGGGAATCAAGGGTATCAAGTACTCACGCGACAGGAAGATTGAAAACAATTATGGTGTTGGCTCTAAACCAATCGGCCGTGGTTTTGGAAACATAACCTACTCAGCCTCCATAACAATGGATATGAACGCAGTTCAACAACTCAAGGCTTTATCTCCATCCGGAGAGCTTGAGGATTTGGGGGAGTTTGATTTGGTTGTTTCTTACAATCACCCTGAGTCAGGTGCTACTGTAATTGATACAATTAAGTCCTGCATCTTTTCAGAGAACGGGGCAGATGTTTCCCAGGATGACACAAGCGTTGAAAAAGAATTCAACCTAAATCCAGGCGACATGGAGTTCAATGATAAATCGGTTGTATAGCAACTATAATATGAAAGGCAGTTCATTTGAGCTGCCTTTTTTTGTATATTTTAAACCTTGATTGATCACCAAGCCTATTATTACATAGTAAAGCGATTAATTAACAACAAACAAAAATGATTATGGCAGAAGAAACTATTGAAGATCAAAATGAAGAGATTGTAATCTCTAAAGAGCTTGAGAAGGAAATCAGTGATAAGTGCGACGCTTTATGTGCAGAGCATAAGATTAAAAAGGTGTTCCCAATTGTCATTGAGGGCGATGACCTTGATGAAAAAGAGCTGTACATTACATACTTCCGGGAGCCAGAATTGAAGGCTTTCTCCAAATTTCAGTCGTTGGGTAAATCAAACGAGGTTCAAGCCTCCAGACAATTAGCTAGAGATTGTTATCTCGATGGTGACAAAGAGCCAATTGATGATGACTCAATGTTCTTGTATTCATTGCGAGTTGAGCTGATGGGGATAATCCGGGTTAGAAAATCAAAAATTGTAAATTTGTCAAAAGCCAGGAAGTAAAGCCCTGGCAAGATATAAGGAAATTAGAAGCGATAATAAGGCACATCTTCCCTGGTGTAAATATTGACACATTGGAAGATGAAGAGTTCGCAAAATTAGCCGGTGAAGCTGTATGGCTAAAGGATGAATTAAACCCCTTCAAGGGTATGGTAGATATGCCCACTAAACAACAGCCATAGCTCACGCGCTAACACAAAGCTCCACGGTCCCGTGGGGCTTTTTTTGTATAATACAGCATGAAACAAAGGCGTTTGCTTTTGTCTATTATTAAGTGTATATACAAACAAAAATCATTTAAATGAGTAACTATGGACTATGGTGTTAAGTATGACATATTAGTCAATGGTGGTGCAGCTTCAGATAATCTAACGAAGTTCTTGAATACCTCAAACAAGGTTATACCAAAGGTAAACAAGAAGTTCGAGCAGATGAACACGAAGATCGACAAAACAATAAAGAAAATTGAAGCTCTTAAGCGAGGCCTCAGAGGCATTGATAAGATAAAAGTTGATATAAGGGCTAAAAACACCATCAAAGACATTGATGAAATAGCTAGGAAGCTAAAGTCAATAAAAAGCAAAAGTGTTAATGTAACAATCAACCAAAAGGGCGCTGTAGGAAGATCGTCATCAATGGGTAAGTTCGGCAGAAGTGGATCTCCCAGTGCTATGGGCAGAGCATTCTCACCAACATCAATGATGTCAGCCGGCGGTATCCCATTCGCTACAACTATTGGGGCCGGACTAATCGGGCTTGGTCTCCGCAGCATAATTTCTGAATCAACACAATTCCAGCACACAATGGTTACTGTAAGAAGTATCTTACGGACAACCGACAAAGACGCTGTCACATTCAACGAAAGGTTTGAACAGATGTCTTTGAATATGAGGAAGTTAGGTGTTGATACTAAGTTTACAGCCACAGAGATAGCCGACGCTACAAAGTTCTTGTCCATGGCTGGTATGAATCTAAAGACGATAGATTCATCAATGAAGACGATTACAAATATGGCAGCTATCGGCGACTTTGACTTAGGTCAAATGGCTGATATTGTCACAAACATAATGACAGGATACGGCATCGGAGCTGATCAAATAAATAAGGCTGGTGATGTCATGTCAGCTGTAACCTCCAGGGCAAACGTCAACATAATGGAGATGGGTGAATCCATGAAGTACGCATCAAACTATATGCGTATGGCCGGGGTTCAATTCACAGAGGGATCTGCCGCAGTTGGTATCTTAGGAAATGCAGGAATGAAAGGGTCATTAGCTGGTACTGCACTTAGGGCTATGATCATTAGATTGATTGCGCCAACAAACAAGGCACAAAAAGTTATAGATAGACTTGGTGTGTCGTTCACCACAATGACTGAGCAAAATGGAAAAATGAAGGAGGTGGTAAAGCCACTTCACACTATTTTTTCCGAGCTTAAGGGTGCCGGGGCATCTATGGAGGACCTAAAGACTATATTTGACAAAGTTGGTGGTGGTGCTGCAATGGCGCTGGTTAACAACTTAGGCAAATTAAAAGAGTTAACCCAATCAGCATCGGTAGCCGGCGGAACATCTGACTTTTTAGCCGAGGAGAAAATGAAGACGGTTGTGGGATTAAGTCAGCAAATAACCTCAAAATTCCAAGATTTGGGTCAAACGCTGTTCAATAAGCTATCGCCAAAAATCTCTCAGATGATGGAAGATTTACTTGGGTGGATGAAAACAGACGAAGCTGATGACCTATTTAAGGGTATAACCAGAGGCATAAGTTCGTTGCTTGATGGATTAAAGAAGATAGCTGTTTTCACCAAGAATAATTGGGGTTGGTTAAAATTTGTTCTTGGCGGTGTAGCACTGAAGGGTGTGGCGTCAAGGGGTATAGGCATGGGGGCATCGCTGTTAGGCGGGGCCAGAAGTATGGTTGGTGGATTAGGTAGAGTGGGTCAATTTGTTACCGGAGGAAGGTTGGCGATGGCTGGTTCTGGAACCGCTTCAAGGTTGTGGGGAATTGCTACAGCCGGACACGCTGCCAAGGCTGCCAGCCTGTCTGTAGGGGCCTTAGCTGGATCACTTGGTGCAGTTGTTGCCGGTGGAGCAGTTGCGGCCGGAATTGGCGCTATAGCTTGGCAAATATGGAAGGCTCATGAGAACACTAAGAGCTTCTTGAGGACAAAGGATGAAATATCTGATTGGTCACTTAGATCAACCGGAATGAATACTGAATCACTAGACCTTCTCCAGACAAAACTTGACAACTTACGCAATACCGGAAATGAGATAAACCTCAACAAGAGAAAAATGACGGCTCCAGAGAGGATGTGGGGAGACGCTATTGAGGCTTACAACAAAATGTCTGGTAGCCGAGGTTTTTATAAATCCTCATCTATTCAGTCGATAGAGTCAGGAATACTTGATGCGGCCAGGAATATGGCCATAGGGTCTCAAGAGGCCAAAAGCGTAAATGAGAAGTTTTTGTCAATTTTTAGAGCTACTGATCCAACTAAGCAAAATGCGATACTTGGTGGCTTAATGAGGGACTCAAGAAGCTTCCAATTAAGGTCGTCTGGTAGGTCATTAGCTGATATAATGAGCAGTGATCAGTATTTCTCAACCTCTCCAACACAAAGAAATCGAGACCTCAAGAACTCTCTTGAGTACAACGATGAGCTAAACAGACTTACCCAGGCAAGAATACAGCAAGCTAGGGAGGTTATGGGTTTAATGAGGAGTGGAACGTCAACTGGTGGAATACAGGCGTTAGACGCTTTACTTGGAACGGATGTTGATTTAAAGGGCGTGTGGACAACAGCTCAAAGGCGTGGAACTCAATCTCCAGAGGATATGAGGGCACTACTCAGGGCTTCCGGGACAAGCGTTACTGAGATAATGACATCCCTTCAGGCCAAAGGTTTTCAGACGAGTATGATCAACTCGCTAATGCAACTATCTGGGTTCAGTAAGCTTGTAGATACAACAATAAAAACATCTACAGATATCGATAACATAACGACAGATGACGATTTATATGGAGGTGGCCTTAGTGGAGGTCTATCTGGAACCGGAGGTGTTGGCGGTAGAAGTGGTAAAATGCTGATAGTTCAAATAGGCAACCTGATGAACGTGGAAGAGGCCAACTTTAAAGACAAAGAAGACCTGGATGCATTTAAAGCTAAGATGGCTGAGGCCTTAGTTGATGTAGTTAGAGATTTTGAAATGAGTCAACAATAACACAATGGGAAGATTTATTATAGATAAGCCGAGCGAGATCGGGGCCAGACAAATAAATGTCATTAAAAAGGCCCCGATCAGTCGGGTAAAAACTCAAGTTAGGAGATTGGTTGCTGGGGAAATATCCCCCAGCGAACTGATGGATCCTGGTAAATACATATCTGAGGATAGTGCTTTAGCGACGCTACTTGGAACGAAGGATAGGCGCGAGAGGCCTAAGTATTTCACACCATATGGTGCCGCTGCAAGTGATTGGTTTGTTTTGAGGCGAAAGTGGTCTGAAGAAATTGTTGGTGATGAGACGCCAATATTTGAAGATGAGGAGCTTATACTTGGATCTGAAAACACAACAGATTGGCAAACATCAACGACGGTCGTGCCACACGTAGATGAATTCGTTGATCTTTCTGCGATAATCACGATATCGCAGAAAAAGAATATATTGTTGACAAAAGTCCAAGGAAGGGATAGATGCCGCAAGGAATATATATCAGGTGGTGACTACATGGTAAGCATCCAAGGAACAATAACCGGGAGACAACCAGAGCAATACCCGGAGGAGGAAGTTCAGATGTTGAGGACAATGTTGGAGCTAAAAGAGGTAATATCAGTTGACAGCCCAATACTAAATAGATTTGGCATCAATGGGTTGCTGGTTCTTGATTTTAAGATACCGCAAAGAAAGGCTTCGTCTAATTCTCAACAATATCAGATAAATGCAGTGTTTGAAAAGCCAATTGAATTCATTGAAGCTGAAGCTACTGAGAAATCAAACACCATCCAGGATAAATTGAAAAAATTAAACGAGTGGGTTGCTTTAGATATTGGAATCGATAAAGCTGCCAGCAAAATAAAAATATGATATGGCTGAAGTTTATAATTATAATGAGTTGACGTGTTTAATTACTATTGGTGATTTCGATCCAACATATCCATCACTAATAAAGGCGTCTTATGCGTTCAGTGAGGTTGTTGACATTGACATTGTCGATTCATTTAAAAACTTCACGAATACAGCAAAAGTTACTTTGCCGAGGGATATTATTTTGTCCCTCGGTGAAAAAGACAGCACTGGAGAAAGGGAGGAGAGGGCACTCAGTGATGCTGGATCTGTATTTACTAGAGGGCAGAGAATAACGATATCTGTTGGATATGATGATTTAAATAAGAAATTATTTGATGGGTTCATAGTCTCAATAGAAGCGAAGTCCCCATTTGTACTGCATTGTGAGGACTTCGGGTGGAAGTTGAAGAAAACAGCCATATCTCCAATAACTACAAGTAAAACTGGTACGCTTTTAAATGACCTTGTTCCAAAGCTTCTGGATGGAACCGGTATAGACCTACATCCATACACAAAGGCTATGGACATAAAGATCGGCCAGGTGATACTTGAAAAGTCTAAGTCAATTGGGGAAATACTTGAGCAATGGAAGAGAAATTATGGACTATTGTCGTTCATAAAGTTTTACGATGGAAAGCCATATTTGGCCCTATCAAGAACTTATTTTTCAACAAATAATGATCAAACCCTAATAGATGGAGAGTCAGACAACCCACCAATAGCAAATTTTCAAGACAATGTCGCCTTTGACAATTTGAAGTTTTCATATTTGGATCATGACACGTTGGCTTTAGAAGCGATCTCCCTCTTCCCAGACAACTCTAGGTTAAGAATGACAATCATCACAAACAAAGATTACGCTACACAAAAAGCAAAGTACGATATTGGGGAAACAAGTGTTGCGCCCGATGAATTTGAGATAGTAAATGAGAGCAAGATATCAAAAAAACAAGCAAAAAACAATTTCAAGAGCTCCTTGCAGATCAAAGACAACATAGCCAACGTAAAAAATATACAGGATAAGTTCGACATGGCGCAGTACAACGTTAGAACATATCATGAGTTCAATGTAGACCGGGACACGTTAGCCAAGAACGCGAAAGCGAAATTTAAAGAGATATCTCAAACGGGTATTTCCGGAGACCTAACATTATTCGGCGACTTCGGACTAAGGGCCGCCTCAATGATAAGGCTTTATGATGCTAGAAACCCAGAAAAAAATGGTCTCTACGTTATAAGCGAGGTTAAAACTAAATTTGGGTCAGGCGGATATCGCCAAACTATTCAGATACCATATAAAAGAGGAAACTAATGAGCAACGACAAATTAAAGAGGGCGATACAAAGCATATCTGAAGCTGGCCGGACAAATGGTTTGAAGGTTATATCAGGATTTGTGGCTGAGGTGTACCAGGAGGGCCACGATAACTATGGAACAATAGATTTTGCATCAGCTGATCAATCTATGTACCTAAAAGGGGTCCAGCTAATGCCTGTGGAAGGAAGTTTAAGGGGGGACTTTTCATTGCCAACTGATGGTTCAGATGTCACAATAATAATATTGAATGAGAAAGAGTCATATGTTTTGGGTTACTCTCACATAGACAATAAAGTTATTGATGTAAATAAGTCAATAACTTTATCGGCTACCGGTGTAGAGGTGGCAGATGACGACACTGATTACGACGAGGTTGCTGAGACAGGTATTAAATCACACACAACATATCAACCCGGATCAATAGAGTCGTCTGTTGTTGATAGAAGTGGGGGTAATGATATAAGCGTGACCACCACAACCACACCCACATCAAAAATTTCTGTTGCAGAAGACACATCATCCAGTGACTCCACTGAGATATCTCAATCTCCCACAGAGGTCAAAATCAAAGCTGGGTCTGGAGAGATATCGCACACAAAGTCATCTTCCAGTATAAAATCTCAACAAATAACCCTAAGCAATGGAGGGGCCACACAGAAAGCTGTTCTTGGCGATACCTTGGCTACATTTTTAAAATCCCTTGTGGACACCATAGCCGGTATAACCGTGGCAACTCAGCCAAATCCAGCCGCGCCAATAAATAACCTAGCGGCAGTTCAGGCATTAAGGGGTCAGGTTGACTCCATCCTTTCAGCCATCAACAACCTTGAATAACAATCTCTATTTATTAGTATAAAAAAGCATAAAATGAGAAAAGACATATTGATGGATCTCGAAAATAGAGATATTAAAATCAGGAAGTACCCACCAAACCTATATTTAGATGTTGAGTGGACCACTGACCTAAACACCGTTAGCCCAGGGGACATTGTGTATGGAAAGTGCTATCTGCCGCCAGATATGATATTTGAAGATATAAATGGCAACATTGGTATAAATATCCCCCAGGTGGGTGTCACCAATGTTATAAAAATATCATTTCTTTTCGATACAGTGACAAATAGATATCCATTTGTAGGCTTTGTGCCTATTTTATTGGATGTATTTGGCAATGAGATTACTGGCAACATGCTAATGAATATATCTGAGAACTCAAAGTTTCGAATGAAGTTTGAGCCAACAGTAATTCAGTCAGGGCTTGGCAACCTTATATTGTCATCAGACACCATAACTGACTTAAGTGTTGGCGAATCGATGGGGCAAAATGAGTTCTTGCTATTAACAGCTGATGTCGGCTCCATATATCAATACCCACTAACAGGTGTTGGCATAGGCAAATATTTGAATGGGAACATAAGAACATCTGACTTACCTCAAAAAATACAATCTCAATTTGAAATTGATGGAATGCATGTGAGTTCAATAAAGTACAATGAGGAAACAAGTGAGATAACAACAAATACAACAGAGAAATAATATGGCTAGATATAAAGTTAAGTACAACCAAAACATATTTGATTTAGCGATTCAGCTATATGGTGACACATCTGGAATCGGGGATCTATTGAGTCAAAACCCCCACATGAATCTTGGGTACGAGCCAAGACTTGGGGAAATCGTGTCATATGATGACAGCAAAATAATAAATAGGTCAGCTGTTAGGTATCTGTCAGACAATCATTTGATTGTATCTAATGGGTATGGAAGCGTTTATTATAAAGAAACAAGTGAAGAGCTAAAGATGACCGTTTTGGTTGACAAAGAAAAGGCTTCATTTAGCATGTCAATATCAGGGGTTGGAAGCGTTATCATTGATTGGGGAGACAACTCTTCCTTAAAAACTTATAACCTAACTTCAGATGTTCAACAAATAAACCACGATTTTGATAGCCAGTTGCCAGACTCTGAAAATAGCAGAAGAATCAGGCTATATGGTGGCTTCTTTATTGATGAACTAACAATTGGTGGGTCTGGTGTTGAGGGTGTGTACACATCTAAAACACTAAGCATATTCAATCTACATATGCCAGATAACGGCGCATTGTCTGACCTTAGTTTTTTGAGATCGGTTGATGACTTAGGCGTTATTGATGTTAGTAAGTCGAACATCTCCCCAGCCCCACTTATTTCAAGGGTCGAGCTATCTGATATATACATAAATGACTGTGAGATCTCACAGCAGGACCTGGATGATTATTTGATTGGTGTAGTAAATAACTATGGAACGCGTGATGTGGCTACATTAAAAATGTGGGGCAATGATAGGCCTTCCGGCACATACCAAGAGCCCACTAATCACTCATACCCACAATCTGGCATGGAGGCTATGTGGGTCCTAATAAATGTTTTCGGGTGGACAATAGCAGATATCATTTCCCCTCCAAGTTACGTAAACTTGGTTGGTAGATTCACCTCAAGAGATGGGGTTGTGGCTATTGATTCTATTTTAAGCAATGATTCAGCGATTCATCTCCCAGTTACCAAATTTAACTCCAGCAACAATTCTTTTTTTTACGCTCCAGATTTAGATTCTGGCCGCTTCAAGAAGGTAAAATTCAAATTCTTAGTTCCAAGCTATCAGTCATCATTTGGAACAATAGTTGGCATTAGACATTCCACCAATGAGGGTGTTAGTGTTTCTCTGAATAGCGATGGCACTGTTTTTTTTGAATCGTCGTCTGGTGGTAGTGTTAGTAGTGTTGTGAGCTATAGAGATAACAGCATCCACACATTGACGCTTGATTTGTCAAGAGATGATGTTTCCATGTGCTATATTGACGACGACATAATTGGGTCTATAACTAGATCACCATACAGTGCAAACGAAACATTGTCGTTTGGGTGCGCCTTGGATCTTGTTGGCCCAATTCCAGCCACACCAACCCCAACGAGACACTCTTTTTCAGATGTATATATATGGGATGTGGACATAAATAATGGAGCTTCTGTTATACCAATACCTCATCTTGGGTACGATGTGAAAAGAGCTGAACTTATCTTGAATTCATCGAGCATGGAGGAGTATTTTTTGCCGACAAATATAATGGGTGTTTCTAATGATGGTGGCTCTGATTACATGATAAGAAATGGAGCCGTTAGACGCATTGGTACTAGCGCTAACCTCATTTCAGATGGAGCGTCTGTAAAGTCAGAAACAGCAATTGTTGTTGCCATTGACTCCATAAGGGTGTATTGGGAATCCGAACAAATACCAGTGAGCGGGCAAGGCGGTGGGGTTGATATCGATATCTCCATAGAATTATCTGTGTCTCAAGAAGTGTTAGACACATTTGCTGGCACGATGAACGCAGTATCAATCAGGCAATACGATGAAGATGGCAACCCATCTACTGGAAACACTACATTTGGCACTTCTTATGTTGATACAGGTTGGCAAACGATTACTGGCACCGTTACACTAAATGATAACACTAGATACGTTGACGTAATAACGTGGTACTTAGCTAGTCCAGGTAACTCCGGTGAAGTATTTGCTAGAAATGCATCAATGACAAAAAATATAGACAAGTTCATTCCAAACAATGAGTCGAAAACACCACTATTGCCACTTGAGGGTGGTGACACTACCATTGATGGTAGTGATTTTTTAAACGCGACCCCGTTTGAAATTGTGTTTGAGCACTCAATTTGGGACAAAACATCCACAGATGTTTGGAATAATTCCGTCAGAACCTCTAGCAATCACGACCCACTAATTCCAAAAAAATGGTCCTATTTAGAGCTAACAAATGGAAATATGTCTGAATTAATTAAAACAGATTATGCCAATGTGGTATGGATTAAGATGTTAAATAATGAGTTTATTGACATTTTCCATTACAGCTCACCATTAACCGGTGTAGATTTATCAGACTGCAATAGATACATAAATTAATAGACAATGAAAGATTTTTTAAAAGACCTATTTAGTGGCAATTCTTCTGTTTCAAG